AAGCAATTCGTAATTTAAGAGTATTTTTATTGCCACAATTAGCAAGTCCTATTAAATTAAATTCTAATGGTACTTTAACAGAAGATGTAATTGGATTCTATGAAACATTATGTGCTCAAGCTTTGGACGTTATGCAACGTAACACTGAACTATCTGCATATAGCGTTGTAATAGACCCAACACAAAACGTTTTAAGTACATCAACATTGGTAATTAGCGTGTCAATTGTACCAATGGGAGTAGCTAGAACTATTCAAGTAAATGTAGGTTTCACTTTATCAATATAAAAAAATGAGTTATATAATTCCACCATTAATTAATGGTAAAAGTTACGAGTATGCAGACATCATTGTGAACATCTTAGGTGTTCCAATGGTAGGCATTACTTCAATAGAGTATGATAATAAGCAAAACATGGAGAATATCTATGGTGCTGGAAACAAGGTTGTATCTCGTGGTTATGGTAAATTTGAACCAACTGCTAAGATAACTTTGTTAATGGAAGAGATTGAGAATATTACCTCAGTAGCTCCATTAGGAAGCATCCAAAATATTCCTGAGTTTGATATTGTTGTTATTTATTTAGATGCAGCTTTGGTTACAAGAAAACACAAATTAAGAAATTGTCGTTTCATGAATAATCCAAGAAAATCATCTACAGGAGATACTTCAATAAGTTGTGATGTAGATTTAATTATTTCAGACGTAGAATACATTTAATTAAATATTTTTATTATATTTGTATAAAAAAACAAATATGGAAAATTTAGAACAATTAAAAGTAAAATACGGAGTAATTAGAACTTTGGTAATTCCTTTAGATGAGGACGATGAAAGTAAAACAGCAACTATTCATCTAAGGAAACCAGACAAAACAACAAGAGATATGGCGAGCAAGTTAGCTCAAAAAAGCTCTGAAAGTGCTATTAAAGCAGTATTAAATAATCTTTATGTTGGTGGTGATAAACTAGCAACTATTTACGAAAGTGAAGACGCTATGGAAAGTTTAGAATATGCAGTAGTACAATTATTGAAAGTTCAACAAACGATTATAAAAAAAAATTAAAAAAATATAAGGATTTAATAATGGCGAATGACAGTGAAAAAAACAACGCTCTCATTCGCTTTTATTTTAATGTTAATCCTACTATGTTAAATGATTCACAATGGTGTAAAGCAGTAGCACAAATAGACTTTGTTTTAGATTATAACGGTACAAGAACAAAAGTAAATGAGTAAAGATTTAAATTATACACTATCCTTAAAGGATTTATTCTCAAAACAAATGAGAGGTGCTGCTGATTCGACTTCACGAATGGATAGTGCTATGAGTAAAATTGGTGGCACTATTGCTGGAGCTTTTGCAGTTGGTTCTGTTGTAAGTTTTGGCAAAGCGGTTATTGAAAGCTTAAAAAATTATCAATATTTTCATGCAAGTTTAAAAACAATGCTACATGGTAATACTGATGCTGCAAACGCTTTAGAAGGTCAATTAGTTAATTTAGCAAAGACAACTCCATTTGAATTAGTAGAAGTTCAAAAAGCCACAAAGCAGTTATTAGCTTATGGTTTTAAAGCCGGTGAAGTTGTTCAAACAATGCGAACTTTAGGCGATGTAAGTAGTGGAGTTGGAGCGCCATTAGAGGATGTTGCTTATTTATATGGCACATTAAAAACAAGTGGACGTGTAATGCTTAAAGATTTGCAACAATTTGCAAATAGAGGTATTCCAATTTATGATGTATTAAGAAATAGGTTACACAAAACTACCGAAGAAATTAATGAAATGGCTTCTGCTGGAACTTTAGGATTCAAAGATATAGAAACAGGCTTTAAAGATATGACTGCTGAGGGTGGTCAATTCTTTAATTTAATGGCTGACCAATCAAAAACAGTTGGTGGTCAGATATCAAATATGTCTGATGCTTGGGAGCAAATAAAAGTTAATATTGGAAAATCTCAAACAGGTATATTAGCTATGACTATTGGTTTTATGTCTAATATGGCTAATGCTATTAATGATAAATTAACTACTTCTAATTTTATTGATGAAGCATATAAAGCAGGTGGAGCTAAGCAATACGACGCTTTAACAACAATGTATAGTACTATTCCAGGATTAAGAGATATGACTTCATTAGCAGGTACTTCAACTGAAATGAAGGAGTTTGCTATCCACATGGAAGGATTAATTGATATGTCAGGGCAAGGAATAACAAGATTGAAACAAAGTTTAGATTATTTAAAGTTAAACCAAGAGAAAACTAAAGCATCATATAAGTCAGGAGAAATGAGCGCGGATGATTTTATGAGAAGGGAAGCTCTCATTGGTGCAGCATTAAAAGGTATTAAAGGAAATCAAGCAATTTTAAATTCAAAAGGAGCAGTTTCAAATGCAACTGAAAAAGAAAAACTTGCATCTTTAGGAGCTAAAGGTTCGGGAGCTCAAAATTCAGGAGTTAATATTACTGCAGCAAGACCTCAATCATTAACAATTAATATTACAAAATTAGTAGAAAATTTAAACTTAACTTCGCAAACTTTAAAAGAAGGTACTAGTAAAATTCGTGAAGAAATTTCAAAAGTATTTTTAGAAATGGTAAATGACGCTAATTTAATAACAAGATAATGGCTATATTTAATTCACAAGTTCCAAGAAATATTGAAAATCAATCTAAACTAATTTTAAAAGGTTTAGGATTAGGTTTATTGAAACCTAAATTTTATAATATTGACCAAACAAAAGTAGCAAAAGAACAGGAGTATGAGGATACTTTAGGTATAATGGGTAATATGTCAGGTATGCAAGTATTTGATGCCGTTATATTAAAGAAACCTGCTCAATTTGATAATAAAGTTCAAGGATTCACTCCTGATAGTAAAACAACTGGACAAATAACTCCAAATGACTTAGTATTAGAAATTGCTTTAATAACTGCTACTCAAGAAAAAAACATTGTTAAAACTGCGGTTCAAGGCAGAAATGGAACTATTAAAGAATACGTTTCTGATGGTGATTGGCAAATATCAATTCGTGGAGTGATTGTTAGTGAATCATCTAATAAACGTCCAAGTGAAGAATTAAAAAAATTAGATTTATTTAGAAGTTATAACGTCGATATAGACGTTATAAGCAACTTTTTATTTGATTTGAATGTAGTTACTGTAGTTATAACAAACATTACTTACGAGCAACGTGAGGGTATGAGAAACGTATATGATTATACATTAACTTGTTTATCTGAAACTCCTTTTGAAATAAAATCAAATGCTTAAAATAGATAGTAAAATAACAATAACTCCTGTTAATGGCAAAGTCTTTGAAATAGATTTTGTTAATGAAGTTAATGTTATATCTACTTACGATAAATTAACAAGCACTGCTAAGGTAATTTTTCCTAGAAATATTAATTATGATGGTCGTAATATATTTACAGGTTCAACTGCTTTGTTTAAACGTGGTGATTCTATAAAGATTGAAATTGGTTATGATAATAAACTAAGAGTAGTATTTGAAGGTTATATCACTAAAATAGGAGCAAACAATCCAATAGTTATAGAATGTGAAGATAAAATGTTTTTATTAAAAAAAATAAAAGTAACCTATCCAGAAATAACAGGAACTATAACTAATGGTAAGCCATCTAAAAAATATCCTCAAGGAAAGCCATTAAAAAAACCAATTATAACAAGCGACCCGATAACATTGAATCAGTTACTTGATTATATGATTCCTGAAGATATTAAGTATAAAATAATTGTAAATAAACCTGATGGAATTGGTTACACAGATGATGTTAATTTAGGTAATTTAAGAGCAACTAAGGTTAGTGTAACTGAAGTACTTGATGTTTTAAGACAAGAATATGGTTTATATTCTTACTTTGTAGATGGAGTTTTACATGTTGGTTTACCAAGTAATGCAGCTAAAAGTAATACAGAAGAATTTGCTTTTGAAAAAACGATAATAAATAGTGAATCATTAGAATACCAACAAGCAGATGATTTAAATATAAAAATAGTTTGTATTAGCATGGATGCAAATAATACTAAAAAACAGATTGAAGTTGGTGATTTGGATGGTTCTCAAAAAACATATTATACCTATAATGCTACAGATGCTGATTTAAAAACATTTGCAGATTTAAAATTAAAAGAGGTTAAGTATACAGGTTATGTTGGCAATATATTTACCTTTGGAGAACCATTTGTAAAACATGGTGATATTGCTAAAATAACAAGTGAGAAATTTCCTGAACAAGATGGTTATTATCAAATAATTGGTAATGAATATACATTAAGTGTTCAAGGCGGTTGGAGACAATCAATAAATGTAGGAACGTTTATTGGCAAAGTAGAAAATGATTTATTTGATTTTAGAAATAACGGAAGTATATAATGAATGAACTACAAAATATAAAATTTGCTATTCGTAAAATTTCAGCAATAGATAAAACTTACTCAGAAGTTTGTACAGTAAAAAATATTGATACTAATAAATATTTATGTGATTGCACTCCTATTGATGGTTCAGCTATTTTA